GGCGGAAGCGGAGCATCGGCCTCGAGGCCCTCGGTGAGCGACGAGCTTCCCCAGGACAAGCCGGCGGTCATTACGTTGGGGTTGTTGGCCATCGGGTTGACCGCGGCACCAAACCAATCGCCCAGCTTTTCAAGAAACGAACGGTTGTCCGGTCCGCGCAAGAATTCCTGTGCCGCCTTGTCCCCGAATCCCCCGCTGTTGAAGAGGTCTTGAAATTGCTTGAAGGCTTCGTCCGCGGTGATGTTGGGGTTGCGCTCAAAGATACCTTCCACGGCGTCGAGCACCTCGGCCTGCTTCTGTTCGACCTGCAAAAACTTGGGGTAGTCGTTTGGCTTGCCGTCTTTGGTCCCGCCGTCATCGCCCAGGATGGCGTGTTTTCGCATGAGGTTGACCTGCTGGGTCAGCTGCTGGCGCATGATGACTTGGGCGTTGTCGAGCTTGCCCTCGTTCTTCTTGCGGGCCTCGCTGATACGCCGTTCGATAGGTCCAGTGAAGCGTTCGATGTAACCGGCGGGCATGTTGGCGCGGACCGAGGCGTCCAAGGCCATGTATTCCCCGAATGATTTTTCGGTCAGTTCCCCTGTGGCGTTGTCGATCTCGGGCTGGAATTGGCGCACGCGGAAGAAGAGGTCGTTTTGCTTCTGCACAAACTTGGCCTGCCCTTCCGGCGTGTTGTCATAGGCCACCTTCCAGTTGCCAATGAGGGCCTCGACGTTTTCCTGCGGGATCTTGGCTTGCTCGGCCAGCTGCTTGATCTGCTCGTCGTTGATGCCTTGGGGATTCTTGAGCGAAAGGTCGCTGATGGTGGTGATGGCCTGCCTTTGCGTCTGGATGCGCTGGGACCGCGCATTGTCGCGGGCTTGCATGAAAGCGTACGCATCGAGCAAATCGTATTCCTTGGACTTGCCCCCACCCTCGGTAAGCACGGCGTTGAAGTGTTCTTCGGCGGCGAAGGGGTCCATGGCGATGCGCTGCTGCACCCCGGACAGTTGCTGTTTCTTGTCCAGTTCAAGCAGCTGCATTTGCTCGGTGCCGTTGTCGATATGGCCGGCGGCCTTGCGCTTGGCCACGGTGGCGGCGGCGGTTTCCCAATCGCCCATTTCCTCGGCGCGTTTTTGCAAGGTTTCCATTTCGCGGTCCGCGTTTTGGATCTGGCGTTTGCGTGCCGTGGTGGAAACGTCCACCGTGTAGTTGATCGTCTTGTTGTCGATCAGCACCTGGGCCTTGGCCTTGCCGGTTTCGGAAAATGGCAGGGCCTCAAATTGTTTCATGGCCGCGGCCTTGCGTTTTTCCCATTCGGGCAGCAGCTGGTCGGCTTGCTTGTCCTGGCTCCACGTGAGGAAGTCGCCGTAGCTCTGGGCCAGCGTGTTGTCGATCTTGGCCAAGTTGCCTTCGTCGCGGGACCGCTGCATCTGCATGGACAAGTCCATGAGGTTGCTCGCCACCTTGGCCCCGGTGGCCCCGAAATCCGCCCAAGCGCGGGAAGCGTAGTCGATAAATTCGACCGGCTGGGGCGTGGGCGCGTCGAGCAGCTGGGCCGTCTGCGAAAGGATGGCGTTGCCGCGGCTGAAGTTTGGCGCATTGAGGACCGGCGCGGAATAAGCGCGAGCGGACCCAGGGATCGGCGTGTTGGGCAACGGAGCCGATCCGGGCACCGCGTTGGGCGCGTTGGGAATCTGGTTGACGGGGACGGCCATGGCTATGAGTACACTCCTGCTTTCACGTCACGGCGGTATCCACCATAAGCGCCGGCGGCTTGGCTGGCCCCGCTCAACAGCGTGCCGTAGGCCCCGATCTGGTAGGCTTGGCTTTGGTTCATCCCCTGCATGTAGGTGCCGCGGGCCGCGTTCATGTCATAGGTCAGCTTTTGGCTGATCATTGAGCGGTCGCGCACCAAGGCACTGCCCTGGTATTGGGCGGCGGCCAGTTCGTATTGCGCTGACTGACGTTCGAGGTTGAGGTTGGAAAGTTCGGCTTGGGCTTTGAGGTCCATGACCTGCCCGTCCATCATGGCGTCCTGTCCGACAAAGCGAGTTTGCCATAGCTCCAAGGCACTGCCATAGCGTCCGGCATCGGCTTTGGTACGAAGGGCTTGGCTTTGCAGTCCGGCCTCGTAGAAGGCATCGGCCACGCCCAGTTCCATGAGGCCGGCGGTTTCGGCCATGACCATGAGCGGGCTGCCCTCGAAGGTGACGGCGCTTTTGCCCTGCCTGCCGCGGAGGGCGGACATGACTTTCTCGTTCTGCTCGCGTTGCCGGCGGGCGCGTTCGCGGGCTTGGGCCTCGACCAAGTTGGCCTCTTGGTCTTGGGCCGCGGCGTTGCGCTGGGCAATCAGCGCATTGTTTTGCATCGCCATGATCTGTGAGTCGGAACGCGATTGCAGATTGCGCTGGTTGAGCAGGTTCATCTGCTGGCTGGCCTGCATGTTTTTGACTATCGCATTTTGCGAGGCCAAAGCCTGCTGCTGGGCCAAGGCATTTTGCTGGCTCATCAGCTGGTTCTGCACCATGGCGTTGTTGGCGGCGATCTGGGCCGCCTGCATTTGCAAATTCTGGTTGTAGGCCGCCATTTGCGCGGCGGCTTGGGCTTGCTGCATTTGGCCATACATGGCCACGCCCGTGGAAGCCACAGACCCAACAATCGCGGCAATGGCGATGAATTCAGCCCCGGTTCCCATGGTCTTCCTCCGGTTCGATGGTAATGCCCACCATGCTGACCAGGTCGGTCATTTCGGTCTTAAACCCGAAACGCTCGAGGTAGCGGGCGATGGGCGCAATGGTGGTCACGCGCATGATGGGGTAAGCGTTGCTCGCAGCGAACCGGCGCATGTAGGTGAAAAGGTTTTGCAGCGCATCGCGGCTTTGCGAGAGCTTCAGCTTGGGACGGGTCACCGGATACTCGGCCCAGCAGACGCCCACGCTGTTGTCCATGTAGAGCCAGAGCGCGGCCACCGGCTGCCCGTCCATTTCGCAGACCACGCCCAGCTTGGGCAGGATTTGCTCGGGCGGACACTTCGCGCCGTGGACAGCGAACCAATCGGAGATCATGGCATAGTCATTCTCCGGGTCATAAAAGCGAAGTTGGTAGAGGTGCTTGCTCATCGGGTTAGTCGAAAATCAGTCACCATAAAAATCGATCTTGGCCACCAAGGCCAGCACGGTGAGCGGAAGTGGCTGGTTTTGTCGCACCATGACCTGGAGGTTGCGGTCATGGTCGGACGCGGTGACCACCTCGGTGTCGCCGGTGAAGACCGGCGGCGAGGCGTCCATGGGATCGGGGAAGTCGCGGTTGTAGAGGTATTGCCACGTCTGGCCCTGGTCGGTGGACACTTCGCCCCCAAGGCTCTTTTGCAGGGCCAAGACCATCCGGTGGATGCGCTTGAAGCGTCCGCGGCTGGTGCCGTCCGCCATGTTGTTGATGTCAATGGTCATCGGCTGGAGGGTCGAGGTGAAGGGCAAGCCGGCCAGCACGGTGGTGCGGGCCTTGTCCAAGGTGATCTGGCCGCCGGCCACGGTCTTGGGGGTTTCCACTGATCCGTTGGCCAGCACGTTCACGGTGCGCCCGTTAAGGTGCGAGAGGCCGGACATGGTGGCGTTCGCCGTTCCCGAATAGCGAACAGCGCAATCGAGGTACCACCAGTTGGCCTTGTCCGCGGCCTCAAAGGTTTCCCGGCTTTGCGTGTAGAAGCGTTCGATGAAGCGTTTGGTCTGGCCGCCTACGGTGCGCTGGACCGAGAGCCAGACCTCGTCGGTGCCGTTGACGCCGTAGATCGTGGCCACGCTCTCGAAAGCCCCGTTTGTGGTGTGGCGGTGCCAGCCCACCACATTCTGGTCGCGTTCGTAGGTCATGCCGATCAGCTGGCCATCGCCCTTGACCGCCCAGTAGATGGCGTCTGTTTGCTGCTGGTAGGAACGCTCGACAATTTCACCGGAGGTGACGTGTTCGGCCAAGACGGTCAGATCCGGGGCCACCCATCCGTCCTTGTCGAGCACGTAGACCAGTTCGCGCACCTTGCGGCCTTGGCGCTGCACAAAAAGCAGCACGTCATTGATCGTGGCTGCGGGCAGATACTTCGATCCGTAGGAGGATTGCTTTTGGGCCGTGACATTGCTCGGGGTGATCCCCTCGTCGGTCGAGGCCCCGAGTGTCCATTCGTTGCCACTGGTGCCGATGAGCAGCTTGTCCTGGCTCTCCATCCACATAAGGCGGTTGGCTTCCTTGGCCGAGAGGGTGAGGAAAAGACCGCCGTCATTGTTGGTGGTCAGACGCAAATTCTGGAAATCATCCACCACGCTGCCCCAGATCGAAAGAGGCCGGCGCTCGGTGCCGCCATAGTAGATGCGGCCCTGGTGCAGGGTCACGGTGCGCGGGAATCCTTGGCTGGTGCTCCATGCGCCCTCGCTCCAGATCTTGGTCGCGGTGGTCTTGGCCACGGGGTTGACCACGTTGACTGTGACCTGGGTCGGGCTGGTATAGCCGGTCACTTTGACAATGCCGTAGACGCGGGAATCCGCGGCCTCGAGGCGGGCAATGCGCGTGCCGTAATTGATCGGGGTCCAGTATTTGTTATTGGCCGGGGTGAAGTCGATTGGCTCCCAGTATTCCGCGTTGCTTGGACGGAAGTTTTGCAACTCCCAGTATTCGGGATTGTCGGGGGTGTAATCCACTTTTTCCAAGTATCCCATTTCGTGACTGGCCGGAATTCGGTCTGTGCCAGTAAGCAATTGGATTTTGTTATCCGAAAATGCGGTGGTAAATGCGGTCCCGCCGTTTATACCAATGACCACGCGAAAAATGCCACTGGACGGCCCGATGACCATCTCGTTGACAAGGTAGCCTTGGGTGGTGACGTATGCTATCGGTGAAGTGAAATGTCTGGTCGCACGGTAGATTTCCTCGTTGTATTCAAATTGTTGACCCAGGGTAACTGCTTGGTTGCTGTTCATGGCGATAACGGTCGAATTATGCGCCTTGATGCATTTGTATGTGCGGTCTTTGTATTTCACCAAAGCGTCCACTGGGTAATTTGTATTTGTAGCGACATGGGTCGCCGCGGTGTTGTTGTGCGCCTTGGTGCATTTGTAAGTCCGCGTGTTCCACGTGACCAAGGCGTCGAGCGCGTAGGTGCCGGAAAATTCGCTCCACGCCGGCGCATTAGAATTGTGCCCGAGGACGCACTTGTAGACGTTGTTCTCGTAGGTCACCACGGTATCGAGCACGTAGTTGGTGTTGGTGGCCCACGCCGATCCGGTCACGTAGTTGGAAATGGCCAAGCGAAGAAGCACCTCGCGTTCAGTCTTGCCGCTCGAGGTGATGTTGCGTTCGGCGGAGCCTTTGTAGGAGCGAATGACCTGCCAGGTGGCCCCGTTGTCTTCGCTCTGCTCGATGTTGATGATGGCGGACCAGACGCCCGAGGTGGAAAATTCCCAATCGCCAAAGACGTTGAGGTTGGTGCTGTTGCCGTTGGCATCGATGTCCTGCTCGGTAAAGACGGCCTCAAGCGCGTGCCCCAGCTGCCAGTAGCTGCCCACGTGGCCGGCGTTGAAGATTCCGGTGGACGCGGTCAGCGTGCGGTTGTTTCCCGTGAGGTGGCTGCAAGCCAGCGTGGTGTCGTTCAAGTTCTCATCGAGCAGGGCCGGCCAATCCCACGCCACCTCGGTCAAGGTCCAGTTGGTGTCCGCCAAGCGAGAGAGCTTATGCGGGGCCACGTCCGGGTGGACGAGGTACATGATGTCGTTGATTTGGACAAACTGCACTTCGCGCAACTGGCTCTCGAGGTAAGGGCTGACCACTTCGACCGGATTGCCACCGGAAAGGACCGGCACACCATTGGACCAGAAGCGCAGGTATTGGTGCCCCATCTCGATGACAAAGCGCGTGGTGGTGGAAAAGTTGAACCCGATGAGCCGGCACCGGCGGTCGTTAAATTTGGGGTTGCCCAAGTATTCGGTCCCGGGGCGGCGGATGACCCCGCCGTAGGGCAGGATGATGAAGTTCTCGAGGGTCGAGCAGCCGTTACGGTATTTCTCCACGTCACTCCGCGCCCCCATGTAGGGGGACAATTCGCCGGCGTTGAACGAATTGATGAGGGCCGAGACGGGCATTTTAGAATCCCCCGCTCAACCGGCTCTTGACGAGGTCGCTGTCCACCCAGGCCATGCGCCGTTTGTCGCGTTGCTGGAAGACATCGGAGAGGCGGGCCTTGGGTCCGGTCACCTTGTCATACTCCTGCATGAGCGCGGTGGGCTGGTCGAAGCGTCCGGTCAAGGGGGCGCATAGCTTGGCCGCCAGCTTGAGCGAGAGGGCCTCGCTAAACAGCGCGGGGTAAAACGTGGTGTCGGTCACGCGGGCGATATAGCGCACCTCGGCTTTCTCGGCATCGGTGAGCAGGCGGTTGCCCTCGATGTGCCAAGGGTCGCGCACCTTGCCCAGATCGTAGCCATTTAATTGCAAAAGGCGCAGGTTGTCGGTGGGCAGCTGGTAAGCGTAGGACCACTCGAAGTCCGGCGGCGTGGCCAGCTGGGCCAGCACGGCGCGTTTGCTGGCGAAGTTCCAAGGGTGGCTGGCCAGCACCTCGTCGCGGGTCGATTCGTAGAAGCGGTTGGCAAACTGGGCCTGCTTGGTTGAATCGGTCAAAGCCATGACCGGACTGATGCCGAGGCGACCCAGGGCATCATTGACAATATCGGTTTCGGAGGCGGCCATAAAAGAAAGGGGGGCAGACTATAAACCGGTCTGCCAGCGGTTGTGTGAGCTACCAATCCATCGGATTAGGCTTCGGAGCAGCTGATCTGGACCACTTTCTTCTCTTCCATGCGGGTTGCCCCGAGGGAAGCGGTGGTGCGGATTTGCAGCGCGTGACTGCGGTCGGGGCGGATGTCCACGTGGACACGGCGTCCGGCATCGGTCATGCGGAGTCCACTCTTGACGTAAGCAACCACCTCGCGGCGGCTGTTGGCCAAGGTGAAGAACGCCTTGTTGACCACGCGGAAGCGGAAGCCCAAGAACGTGTCCAGCTGACCGGCCACCAGAGCCTTCACCGTGTTGTAGTCGGCGGAGGTCACTTCGGTGGTGCGGAGCAGGTCCTGCAATTGGCGGGGACTGACCGCGATGATACGCGGGTCATCCTCGTCCACGTCCGCGTCATCCAAGATAAACTTGGCTTGGCGCAGTTTGGCGATGGTCAAACCACTGGTGGCCGCGGTGCCGCTCTCGACAAAGTCGTGGGCGATCTTTTGGCCGGCGGGAAGGACCGTGTTGGTCGTTCCGGTCGATCCGGTGGAAGCCGTGCCAACAGCGGCGGCGAGGATGATCTCGTCGCACTTGCGGGCAAAGCTCATGGCGTGGTTGGTCACCAACTCGCTCTGCGGGAGCGAAACTTCGCCCAGCAGTTCGGCATCCCACTCATCGAGGAGGTCAGCCTTCTCGTATTGCAGGGGGCGAAGCCAGCGTTGGGCCATCGCCGTGTCGGTGATGTTGGTGGTTTGAGCACGCGCAGTGATCTGCGTCATGTTGACGCTGGCCATCTGGTTGTACTTTTTCTCTTTTCCGTTGACGCGGTCGATGACCACGAATTCGCGGAGCTTGGAGAGTTTCTGCTGAACGAGGTAATTCCAGTTACTGGAAAACTCGGTCGTGAAAAACTCGGGGATCTGGGTTGTAGCAGACATGATGTTTCTCCTTTGGTTTTCGACTAACCCCGCGTTGGCGGTGTCGGTCGGGTTGTTGGTTATCTGTCCCTCGGCCTACCGGATTATCTGCACAATGCAGGTCCCGGCCTGTTGGGTTTGCCGCGGGCAGGCTCACCAAGGAGTTGTCTGCTCTCGTACTACCTTTCGACTAATCCCGCGCAGCAACGCGGTCAAAAAGAATTTTCTATTTCGAGCCGAAAACGCAAATGTAGAGGAAGCCTATATTCCCCAGCGTATATCCGGCGAAAGCGATGCTCATGCCCATCTGCCCCTCGCGGTAGAATCCTATCGAGGTGGCAATATAACAGGCCGTGCAGATGAGCAGAGGGATGGTGGTCATGCCGGCTTGTGGTGGCCGATGGTGATTTGGCCCTGGCACTGCTTGCCGGTAAACTTGGCCACCGCGGAGCAAATGCGTTCCAGTTCGAGGATGGGTTCCTCGGCCACGTGGGGCAGGACCACGTGGGCAATCTCATG